AGCTACAAGTAACCATGATTCACGTCTTTCTCCTGTTCGTCTATATCGGGATAGGAGAGGACGAGAGGCTGGTCAGCAAAGACATGTACTTTCGTGACTTGAACGAATGTGTGTGGTATGCACAGACATTACATAAGCAGGGACAAAAAATAACTGCTTATTGCTTACCCAAACTGGTAGATAAAGATACGAAGGTGTACTGATGCTGGCAGAACTTGCAGCGGCTAATGCCGCATTTAGCGTTATCAAGCAAGCCGTGCAGAACGGAAGTGAGATTGCCAAGGCTGGCAGTGCCATTGCACAGTTTGTCGGTGCCAAGGAAGACCTGCAGCGTAAGGCACAGAAGAAGGGTAACCGTGCTGACCTTGAAGAGTTCATGGCCCTTGAGCAGATACGTGAGCAGGAAGAGCAGCTAAAGCAGATTATGATTTATGCAGGTCGCCCCGGACTGTGGAGTGACTGGCAAAAGTTTCAGGCAAAGGCACGTATACAGCGCAGAGAAGATGAGATAGCCAAAGCAAAGAAGCGCAAGCAGATAATTGAAATAACCATCATTACCTTCTTCTTGATTCTTGGCCTTACCATAATGGCGTGTTTTGTCCTTCTCTTGATGCACTCACAGGGAAAACTATAATGGCAATTGCAAAGTCTCAAAAAAGCCTAAAGTCTTGGACAAAACAAAAGTGGCGTACTAAGTCTGGCAAGCCTAGCGCAAAGACAGGTGAAAGGTATTTGCCTGAGAAAGCAATTAAATCCTTGACACCAGCTGAATATGCTGCTACAACTAAGGCTAAGAGAGAAGGTACAAAGAAGGGTAAACAGTTTGTACGCCAGCCAAAAAGTATTGCAAAGAAGACTGCAAGATTTCGCAGAGGCGGGTAAAGACCCGCGTGATGTACGTCTAGCTGATATAGAGCCAGACATTGATACTCGCATATTTCTTATTAAGAAAAAACTATGGGAACTCCAGAATGTTGACCGCACTGATAGGACCGATTGCTAGTCTTGCCGGTACATGGCTAGATGGTAAGGTAGAAGAAAAGAAGGCTCAGTCAGCCACCAAGGTAGCCAAGGCACAAGCCGAAGCTATCGTGATGCAGAAGAAAGCTACAGGTGAGATTGATTGGGACTTGGAGATGGCTAAAGGTAGTCAGACTTCATGGAAGGATGAATGGCTGACCATCTTGTTTAGCATCCCGCTTATCCTAGCGTTTATCCCCGGAATGGAAGAGGTAGTTGCAAATGGTTTCGCACAACTCCAAGCTATGCCAGAATGGTATCAATATTCTCTGGGGGTTATCGTTGCTGCCTCATTTGGCGTTCGTAGTGCTACTAAGTTCTTTGGAAAGAAGTAGACGTGGCCGCAGACAAAATTTTGGAATGGAAGCTACTTCCACGTCTGATGACAATAATGTTCAGCATAATGGCATGGAGATGCGCTGAATGGTTTATGAATCTTCCTGATCCTAATGCTGTTCAGGCAGGATTTGTTTCGGTGGTCATGGGTGCTATGACTGGTGCATTTGCAATTTGGATGGGACACGAGGCTAAGAAATGAAATATCGCAAAGAAAAACTTCTTGAGGAACTGGTAAAGCACGAAGGTTTACGCCTTCAGGTGTATCAGGATACTCTTGGCATTGACACTATTGGTATTGGTCGGAACCTAGAAGACCGTGGCATTAGCAAAGAAGAGTTGGACGAACTGGACATTCCCAGCATTGACCATATCTATGAGTATGGTATCACAGAAGCTGATGCTATGGTTCTGGCACAGAATGACGTACAGATTGTCGAAGAAGAACTTCTCCGTACGCATCCTTGCGTAGAGGATTTAGACGCTGTACGTCAGCTTGTACTTGTAGACATGGCATTTAATATGGGTGTGCCTCGTCTCTGCAAGTTTGTAAAAATGTGGAACGCTATTCACGAACAAAAATTTGCCACAGCATCAAAAGAAATGCTTGACAGCAGGTGGGCAAATCAGGTAAAATCACGTGCAGTTAAACTTTCAAATGCAATGTATAATGGTGAGTTTTAATGGCTAGGCAGCTAACAGAACGGCAGCAGAAGTTTCTTGAAGTACTCTTTGAAGAGGCCGGTGGCGATATGGTTATGGCTAAGAAAATGGCTGGCTATGCAGAAACAAGTTCTACCACAGAAATTGTCAAAGGCTTAAAAGAAGAAATCCTTGAGGCCACACAGATGTACATGGCACGTAATGCACCAAAGGCTGCTATGGCTATGACTGGCGCACTGTATGATCCAACTGAACTTGGTATCCGTGATAAGATGGGTGCTGCCAAAGAACTGCTAGACCGTGTAGGTCTGGTGAAGACAGAAAAGATGCAAGTGGAAGCAAGCGGTGGTGTCATGCTTATGCCACCTAAAGCACCTGTAGAGGACGATGAGTAGAAGCATAGGCAAGTGGAAGCTGCCACAGCCCACAGACATCAAAGAAGAAAACGAATGGGTGCAGATACCTCGCATTGCAAGGACTGTACCCTTTGGTTACAAACAGAATGAAGAAGACCCCGACATTCTTGACCCTATTCCAGTAGAACTGGACATGTTAGAAAAAGCCCGTAGACACGTAAATCAATACTCTTATCGTGAAGTAGCAAATTGGTTGGTGGCTAATACAGGCAGACAGATATCTCACGTAGGATTAAGGAAACGGCTAAATAATGAGCGACGACGTAAGGACACGGCTGCAAGCCTCCGCAAGTGGGCAGAGTATGCGGAAACGGCAATCGCCAAGGCGAAGAAAATCCAAGAAGCCAGAACAGGCGCAAAAGCCGGAACTGAAGATTGAAGAAGTTACACGTGAAACCTCTAGTATTGAGGAACACGCTAATGTACTTTTCAAACCTAATCCGGGGCCGCAGACAGAGTTTCTTGCCGCATCTGAACGTGAAGTTCTATACGGCGGCAGTGCAGGGGGCGGTAAGTCATATGCTATGCTTGCTGACCCACTGCGTTACATGGGGCATCCACAGTTTAGTGGACTCTTGCTTCGACACACGACGGAAGAACTTCGTGAACTTATCTTCAAGTCACAGGAGTTATATCCAAAAATCTGGCCCGGTATTAAGTGGTCAGAAAGAAAGATGCAGTGGACCGCGCCATCTGGCGCAAGATTGTGGATGTCGTATCTCGACAGAGATGATGATGTCTTGCGTTATCAGGGTCTAGCATTTAGCTGGATAGGCTTTGACGAGTTGACTCAATGGGCCACACCATACGCATGGAACTATATGCGATCTCGTCTCCGGTCCACTGCACCTGACTTGCCCATCTTTATGAGGGCAACAACTAACCCCGGCGGTAGAGGCCACCAGTGGGTCAAAAAAATGTTTATTGACCCTGCTGCATACAACAAGGCTTTTGATGCAACCGACATTGAAACTAACGAAGTGTTGCGATATCCTGCCGGACACTCAAAAGCGGGAAGACCTCTGTTCAAACGGAGATTTATCCCTGCGAGACTTGCTGATAATCCTTACCTATCCGAATCAGGTGACTACGAAGCAATGCTTCTGTCACTACCAGAGCAGCAAAGACGGCAACTCTTGGAAGGTGATTGGGATATTAAAGAGGGTGCTGCATTTACCGAATTTAATCGGGATGTGCATGTTGTTGAGCCTTATAGGATTCCTAATAACTGGGTAAAGTTTCGTGCATGTGATTATGGTTATGGCAGTTATTCTGGTGTTATATGGTTTGCTGTTGCGCCTGATGAACAGTTGGTCGTCTACAGAGAACTATACGTCAGTAAGGTTTTGGCTACAGACTTGGCCGATATGATTTTGGATTTAGAAGCAGAAGATGGAAATATTAAGTATGGTGTTTTGGACAGTAGTCTTTGGCACAAGCGTGGCGATACTGGTCCTTCTCTTGCGGAGCAAATGATTAATAAGGGTTGTAGGTGGCGTCCATCAGACCGCAGCAGAGGCAGTCGTGTAGCCGGTAAGAACGAAATACATAGACGCCTACAGATA